CTCCAAGCGGCAACGGCGTTACAATGAAAGTCTGGAACGCTTCTGCACAAGCCTGGCAAGACGCGGTAACTAACACAGCTTCCTCGAATACGACAATAACCATAACTCTGACGTCGAGTATCACTAACTTTATTGACTCAAACGGTTACGTGTGGGTGCTTGTCCGCACTACGAACACGAGCACCGGAAGCGGCGGCATAGCTGAAATCTGCTGCGACACATTCAACGCGGTCGATACAGTCAACGGCATAACCTACATTGATATAGTGAGCTACAGCGACAAGGACAGGACTGATACTAAGCCCTTCATCTACAGGACTGAGTTCCTTCTTACTTCTTGGTATTTGGAAACTATCCAAGGTATCTATTAACAAAATAAAGGTGAAAAGAGATGAGTTTGCCCGATACGTACGGAGCGCAAGAAACTAAAGTCTACTACGTAGCAGAATCAAGTTATGGAGTTCTACCGTCAAGCCCAGCAATGCTAGGGGTCAATGTTGAAGAGCATGATCCGAGCATCGATCCTGGCTTATTGAAGATCTACGGCGTCGGCAGCCGGGACCTTCAAGCCCTGTACCCAGGTGTTCGCAAGGTAAAGCTGAAGCTGAAGCATATTCCCTCGCCCTTGTCGCCTATAACCCTTCTTCAGTACGCAGGACAGATACCGCTCTTAAGCAGCTTAAGTGTGCAAGTCGTCTACTTCAAGGGGCAATGGGCGAGTCCAACGAACATTAACAGCCTAATCTTGCTAGGCTGCAAAATCGACAAGCTAACCGTCACCGCGAAGACAGATGCAGTACTAAACGCAGACGTTGACTTGGTCGGCCAGAACGCGAGCGCAGGAACCGCTTTGATTAGCGGTGCAACGTATGGCGATTATCCGGGGGGAATTCCCTTCTACGATACGCCTGTTCAGCTTGGCACAGCTTCTGGCGGCAGCTTATCTAGCCTTACGGACTGCACTGATTGGCAGTTTGAGATCAAGAACAACCTAATGCCCGTTCCAGTAATCCAGAGCGCGGGAACTGCTTCACTGTTGCATAAGTTCTTGCGAGAAAGGAACCGTGAGCTCTCTGGAACTGTCACTCTGGAGTTTCAGAGTCCTTGGGCTTTGACCGCGTTGATCACGAATCAACAGTTTAGTCTGAACTTCTTACTTAGCGGTGGTCATCAAGCACTCTTCACGTACTGCATGTGGGAAGAGTTCCCGCCCGCAACTAAGGTCAAGGATCTTGTGTCTGTAAAGCTGAAGTGGATCGCTGAGACTGTCGCGATCACTTAAGCGAGGTGACTAGTCAAGAATGAAGCACACAGCAGAGTTTGACGTCGGCGACCAGTACGGCCCCGAGTACAAGGGGCACTATGTTGTTAAGCGGTACACGTGGGCGACACGGAATAGAATCATCGAGAAGTACACGCAGATCAACCCCGTGACAGGCAAGGTTGTGAGCACTGATAAGACTGCTGTCCGAGCAGAGCTTATCCTTGTTAGTATCGTGCAGCAGCCACCAGGTAATCCCATTTCGTTGGAGAGGCTTCTCGGCGCTAATATTGAGTCAGCAGCGTCGCCTGAGCTCATTGACTTGATCGAGAAGCATGTGAACAGCTTGAACAGGGTGTCGCCTGAAGAAGAAAAAAACTCTTGAGGGCGATGAGGCGGAGCACCCCGCATGAGTCCGTGACAGAGTACCGCTTATGTAAGGAATTCGGCTGGACACCGGACCAGCTCTCGCGTGTGCCCGCCCGGAAGATTGAGGAGTTCTTGATTATCATCAACGAGATCGATAGGCAAGCGCTAGAAGAAGTGGAGAAGGCAAGGAAGAGATAGGCTAAATGAGCATTAACATGTCTGTCACGATTGACGGAGTCGAAGAGTTAGCAGCTTCTTTGCAGGACTTCAACGAGTCTATTTCTGATAGCGTGCAGGAGCAATTGGAAGACGTCGCAGAGCAGATTGTCATTTCCGCGAAGCAGTACGCCCCGATCCGGACAGGGCTACTCATGAGCAGCATTGACGCGATCGTGCTTGCACAATGGACGGTGCAGATCATCTGCAACGTCGGCTATGCGGTTTATCAAGAGTTCGGGACGAGCAGAATCGCGCCCCGCTACTTTATCACCCAAGCATTGAACGATAACCTGGGCAGCATTCTTAACGCAATTGCTGCTGGAGTTGCAGCCGCAATCAACGAATCTGGAGGTTAGCCTTTTTGAGCAGTAGTGTTGGCGTAGTCACGGCCACAGTGGAGGCAATCGATAACGCGAGCCCCGTTTTCGAAGCTATCAGCGGCGACGCCGCAACCATGGCAGGCAATATCGGCACCGACATTAGCAATATGAATTCTACCATGGACACTACAACCGTTAGCTTGCGGAGCATTTCAAGCGGCATAATGTCTGTTGGCGCCATGGGATCAACAATAACCAGCCTAGCCAGCAGTTTCGGCCTCGTCGACAGTCAAACAGCCAAGTACATCCGCACAGTCATGCAGATGGTTAGCCTAGTCGGCGAAGCCATGCGAGTCTACAACATGCTAACTCTCCTCACTCAAGGACACGCAGCCACCGTTACGATCGACACAACCGCGCAGACAGCTAATGACGCTGCAGTCACAGAAGGCGCCGCAGCGCAGACAGCCCTAGGCACAGCAGTTATGGCAGAGACAACTGAACAGACAGCGAGCACTTCAGCGCTCAGCTTATCCACAATCGCTCAAAACGTATGGAGCGCAGCCACGAGCTTTGCGACTTCAGTCTGCGACGCACTCAACATTAGTTACGGAACTTTTCTAATTTTAACCGGAGTTGGGATCGCGCTGGTTATCGCTGCTAGCGTTGCTATGATGAGCTTCGCGAATAACATGAACCAAGCGACGTCAAGCGTTAAGAACTTCAATTCTGCAGCAGCAGCGACGCCCGCAACGACGAATAACATCCAACGAGCAGGAGCTCAGGCACTTCTAAGGAGAGGGATAAAGTAAAATGAGCGTAGCTCTTCCCTGCATAAGCTTGGCGTTTGGAACGGTTGCGCCGCCGCAGAGTGACGTTATCTCTGCCCGTGTCTATTTGGGCTGCACGAAAGAAGTCAGCAGTTTTGAAGTTAAACTCTTGAATTATGGCAATAAGTATGGACCGCAGGGCGGTACCTACCCGATAACGTGCGGCTTGAACGGGCATATCAGCATGGGTAGGGGCGCTAACTGTCCGCAGCTCATCACTTGCATTGTAACTAAGACTCAATGCCAAACCTTAGCCGGCTACGAGAGTGATAGCGGCGCAGAAGAAGACTACGTAATCGTCGACGGTCTCTGTTGGGGAGAGCAGCTTAGCCGGAAGCTTGTTAGCGCTTCTTTTGAGAACATGAAGGGTGAAGCGATTGTTGAAGAGTTAATCAACGATTGGACAAGCCTGGGTCATATCCGTAACGGCGTAGACTTGATCCAGAGCACGAGCGACACGTTTGACTTGTTGAAGTACACGAACTCTTCGATAACTGATATTCTCAATTACCTTGCTAGCTGCTGCGACTTGAACGGCGTGATCGGCTACGAATACCGAGTAGAACCAGACGGCTTGTTCAGCTTCTTTCCAATCGGAGCCATGCCTAACAGCATTAACCTTAACGGCTTGATAGAGCACAGCGAGTACAACGAAGATATCTCTCAAGTATTAAACATGATCAGCGTCTTCGGCGTAGCTTCAAAGCCCAACGTCGCAAGCATGAACTTCGGAACCAATGAATCAACGCCTTACATCGGCAGCACAGTCAATGCTCAGAGCAACGCAGGCCAGAATAACCTCTACGTAAGCGCTCCAACCAGCTTCAGTGCTGGCCAGAAGATCTTCATCTACAACTACCCCGACTTCGAAGAAAACTCTGTCGCGTCCATCCAGAGCACGTACATCGTCTGCGGATCCGCGCTTCAGAACACTTACACGAGCCCAGCAGCAGTCATCGTCTTTGCCAATAGCTCCGGAGCTCAATCGCAAGGGTGGGGGCCCATCTATAGCAGTCCAACCATAACTGCGAATTCATCAATTGTATTTACTGGGAATTATAGCGTTCAAGTTTCAGGTTCAGGTGGTGCTCCCGGCACAGGAGTGATATTCTATTGGGGCAAGGCGAACCCTATTAGCATGTTCACTTTTCCCTTCATAAACCTGAACATCTGCACAAGCGTTGCCGCAGGCGTCTTCGTAGCCTTCTATGATCAAAGCTTCAATACCGTTGGGCAGTACTTTGGAGAGATTTTGAATGACGGCAACTTTCACCAGATTCAGCTTCAGGGCGGTCCAGCCTCAGCGACTGACGGTTGGACTCCTGGAAC